TTTGGAACCAATATGTTTAGTTCAACCCCAATTTCGACCTATTCAACTTCTGCAGGTAGATACGGCTCAATATTCGTTCCAGCAAGTTTATTCGAATCTTTCAAAACCGCAACTGGTTGGGCAGCTTATTCTGCACGTATGGTATCAGTATAAAGGAGAAAATACAAATGATAATTCAAGAAAAAATAAGCGAAGACTTAGTTCGCACCTACAGTGACAAAAACGTCCTAATCCACGGTGGCTTCCCCGAAGGCGACTACGAAGAAGCCGTCGATCCAATATACATGAATCGCACCTATGTTGAAACCGACATACCAATCGAAACCGATCAATCCGAAATCGACGCTGCTTACGCAGAAGCGGGCCGCATATTAATGGGGGTAACAGACGAATGATAATTGAACGAGCTAAATCACTTCGTCAACAAATTGAATCTTTGGCAGAAACTTTAGAAGACGATAAAGCGTTACAGGTATCCGAACTATTCCCAACATGGACAACCGACTCATCTTACGAAGTCGGCGCGAGAGTGAGATATGAAGGCATTCTATATAAATGCCTTACATCTCACACTTCTCAAGAAACTTGGACACCTGCTGCGGCGCCATCTTTGTGGGCGCAAGTTTTAATCCCAGACCCAGAGACGATTCCAGAATGGGTACAGCCAGAAAGTACAAATCCATATATGAAAGGTGACAAAGTCACCCACAACGGTAAAACTTGGGTTTCTAACATCGACAATAACGTATGGGAACCTGGCGTATATGGATGGGACGAAGTATAAGTTATATATAAGGAGTTAAAAGGAGTAAAAATGAAACTACAAATCTTAATCCCTCAGTATGAGGAAACAGACGAAATCGTAAAACCTCTTCTTGATAGTATTGCTCTTCAGCAAAACGTAGATTTCAACGAAGTCGGCGTTATTATCGCAAACGACGGCTCTGACGTACATCTATCCGATGAGCTACTCGAATCATACCCGTACGACATCAAATATATCCTCGCGCCACATGGCGGAGTAAGTGCAACACGTAATGTATGCCTCGACAATGCAACCGCCGAATATGTAATGTTCTGTGATGCAGACGATATGTTCTACAACATGTGCGGCTTATGGATTATTTTCCGAGAAATAGACATGGGTGTATTCGACAGTATGACATCTGTCTTCATAGAAGAAACCCGTATACCCGAAACAAAAGAAACTATCTACATTAATCGTGAAATGGATAGTACATTTGTTCACGGGAAAGTCCACCGTAGACAATATCTCATAGACAAAGGAATACGTTGGAATCCTAAACTAACAATCCACGAAGACAGCTTCTTCAACATACAGTGCGCGAACTTATCGCAAAATGTAAAATATTGTCAAACACCTTTCTATCTTTGGAAATGGAGAGATGATTCGGTTTGTCGTCACGATCCGAAGTATATTCTAAAAACTTATAGTAATATGATTGATAGTAATGACGCTTTAATTGACGAGTTTCAAGTCAAGGGCGCGCCAGATAAGGCGGCATTCTACATTGCTTTTATGGTATTCGATGCATATTATACAATGAATAAACCTGAGTGGATCAACCAAGAAAATAAAGAATATAGAGACTCTACTGAGAAAAGATTTGCTAAGTATTATAAGAAATATAAAACCACATGGCAGATGATTCCTTCCCAAGATAAGATGCAAATTTCACAAGGTATACGTGGAAGAAGCGTAATGGAAGGAATGCAGATGGAGGCTATGACTGTTGAAGAGTGGTTAAATCATATAGAAAAATTGATATAAAAAAACGACCTATAAGGTCGTTTTATTTTTAGTCTTTTTCATCAGCTCTTTGATTCCACTTTTCAATAGCCTCATTCATATAACCGATCCACGTCGAAAACTCTTCACCTTCCACTCCTTTAGTAAATCCTTTAGAAATATTACAAGAAGTACAACGCACAGAAAATGTTACTTCCATTAAATTAATACCATTAAGAGAATAAAAATTAATTGCAGTTGACGCGGGCCTCCCGCAAAATGGGCATCTTTTCAATTCTTTATCTATCATTTCCCCTCCTAATCTTATGGTAAAAATAAGTTATATCACTATTATATGGCTCCCATTCAAATTCATCGCTTTCTTGGACTTCTAATGTACCGCGCTTCTCCATCCATTTCCCATCACGAAAAACTTTAAAATGGAAATCGACATCTACTCGCTTAAATCTTTTGTCCCAATAACAAAATGTACCAAAAGCAATTAATTCAACTTGCGGATCGGTAGGAATTTTTCCTTCGCATATTACGAGTTCTCCTTTAAATTCCTTTAACATTCCTTCTATTAATTCTTCCGCATAGATATTAGAGGCTTCGAAATTTTCATAGCCTTCTCTACCAAGTTCCGCTACCCATTCTCCTATATCTCCGACTTTATCTTCGAGATATTTTTCGGGGTCATACCATTCATTAAGTCGTAATGCGTAACTCCCACAATTAGATTCTTCTGCATGTGTCTCGTAATAGTTTAAATCAGAATTCCTTGTATAGTACATTCGATTCTCCTTTCTTATTCTTATTTATATTATATTAAAATTTTTTTATTTTTGCAAATTATTTTTGTTTTATGATTGCATTTTTATGGCGCCGGCGCCACCGACATAAGCGAAAATTTATATATATAATAAAAGAGAATTTGTATTCACAAATTCTCTATCCTTTTAATATATAATAAATCAATTTTTAATTAAAATCAAGTTTTTATTTCCTTAAATTTGAAAACTTCAGAAAATTTTGTTATACTATATATAAGAATGAAAAAGGAGAATTTTAAAATGGATAATGAAAGATATAAAGAATATGATCAAGTGGTGTACACAGTCATGATGAATGTATTAGCGGAGCATGAGAGATGCAAAAACTTTATTGTTTATGACTTTGATTTAAATGACGAAGCTCATAAACTATATCTCAATGCAACTCTTATAGCAGCAGATTTAGCAAGGGAAAAAGTATATCTAAAGACGCATATTATAGATTACTTGAAATTAAAAAAGAAATTCAACTTCAAACGTAAGAATCTTCGCTTAATAAATTTCTTTAACGAAAACAAAATTACTAATAATCTTCAAACTAGTGTAGATATATTAATGGACTACATTCAAGCGGAACTTAAATTAGACGAAAAAATTTTTGGAGAAATTAATCGAGAATATTACGGAGGCTAATAATTGAAAATTATATGTATCAATGGACAAGGCGGCGTAGGAAAAGATGAGTTTGTTAAAGCGGCGCAGATAAATAGTAAGCAACCAAGTTATATCTATAATTTCTCAATGGTCGAAAATATAAAAGCAATAGCTGGATATATAGGGTGGCAAGGTGGAAAAACAGATAAAGACAGAAAATTTTTAAGCGACCTAAAAGATTTGACCGCAAGATATTCTGATTATCCTTTTCAGTCAGTAGTAAATCTAATAAATGCAAGACTCTGGTGGACAAACTATAATAAAATTCCAACAAAAGATTTCATTATTTTTATCCATGCGCGCGAGCCAAAAGATATACAACGCTGGAAAGAAGAGTACGGAGCAAAAAGTTTATTAATCAGAAGAGAAGAGGTAGAAAGAACCTATGGTAATCACGCGGACGATCAAGTTTTTGATATTGATTACGATTATATATATAACAATAATAAAAGTTTAGAAGAATTAGAAAAAGATGCGGTGAATTTTGTTCAGAAGATAAGGCTTGAAGATTGGCATTCTTTTGGTCCTGGAATAGAACTTTGGGATAAAGATTATTATACTAAATTTTTTGGATATGTTAATAAAAATATATTACCATAAAGGAGAAATACATGAAAAAATTTATTGATGGAATTAACTTTTTTGAACTCGAAGCCGAGCGCTACTTCGCCCCTCCTTCAAGCTGGAGCCAAGAGAAGAAGGAAGAGTGGGCGCGCGCTCGCATTTTCAGTGGCGATTGGTGGGGCGCACAAAAACGTGATGGTGCATTCTTCATGTTTTTAAAAGATGAAGATGGTAATATGTTTTTACGACCTCGCGCCCGCAACGTAAAAAAGGAATTTGTAAATAAGATTGATTGGGTTCCTCATCTTCATTCTTTTTTTGAAAAATTACCTAATGGAACTTGTTTTCTTGGAGAGATATATTTGCCTTCCAATGAGCAGGCGAAATCTACTACTTCAATTATGAATTGTCTTGTAGATAAGGCGATTAAAAGACAAGAAAAAGAAAAGCTTGTATACTATATTTTTGATTGTTTAGCTGACAATGGAGAATCTCTATTAAACTTCAAGGCAATAGATCGTTTTCTTGCAGTTAATGATTATGGTAGAAAATTTGCTGATGAAAATGTTGAGTGGGCAAATTATCAGTCTGGTAAAGAATTATGGGATACTATTCAAAATTTACTTGCTGATGGGTATGAAGGTGTTGTAATTACTCGTGGTGATTCTACCTATTCTCCAGGTAAAAGAACAAACCAGAGTACACTCAAAATTAAAAAAGAACTCCAAGATACAACCGATTGTGTGATTATTGGTGGTAATCCGCCTACTAAGAACTATAATGGCAAGGAAATCGAATCATGGGAGTATTGGTTTGATGAATCAACGAATGAGAAAATCACAGCTTCAGAGTATCTTGAAAAGAATCACATAAATATTTATGCTGCCTATGCAAATGGCGCCACTGTCATTCCAGTAACTAAAGGGTGGTTTAATGGTTGGGCTGGTTCATTAAAGCTTGGATTGTACGATGGTGGTAAACTTGTTCATGTAGGTGACTTAAGCGGAGTCACAGATGAAATGAAAGAAAATTGGCATGACTATGTTGGAACTGTAGTTGAAATTGGCTGCATGGAAATTACCGAAAATCAACAAGGCGGTTGGGGATTCCGTCACCCGAAACTTTTGTCTATTAGAGAGGACAAATCAGCCAACGAATGTACAATAGATCAAATTAAAAATTGATTTTAAATGAAATTTCTTCTATAATATATATAGAAAATGAAAGGAGAAGCAAATGGATACATTGCAAGCTTTTGCACTTGGAGAGATGAATAGAGGTAAGCGAATGAAAGTCTTTGATTGGCATAAAGCTGTTCGTCTTATTAAAAAGAATCATATTAAGAATGCTTCAGCAGGACTAACTGAAGATTGGAATTGGACAAGTGGTACGATTTTAGAAGACGGTGAACCTTATATCGATGGTTGCACTTATTTGTGGTCCACGTGGGCAACTCCAGTACTAGTTGATGACGATAAGGAAGTTACTTTCGAATGTTGGTGCTGGGAAGATGAGTGTGAATGGAATAGTGATACGACTTGGCCGCCAACTGCGCGAGTATTGATGCTTATAGGAGATAAGAAATGAGAGTTTCACAAGATGAAATCATAAAAATGAATGAACTTTATCTTGAGTATAAAACTTACTCCGCGGTCGCTCGTGAAGTTGGCCGCGCGCCTTCGACGGTAAAGAAATATATCGATCCCAACTATGTTTCACAAACCATTCCTAGTGAATTAAAACCAATTGATTGGGAGAAATTGGAGTCAGCTCCAATAATTAATCTTTCAACTTGGGAACAGGATTATTTAAGGAGCAAGCAATGAGAGCGATTTACATTGATGAACTCCCATGGCATGAAGGCTATGGCGTAATACAAAATAATTTCGATGAAATTGAAATGCCAGTATTGAATACTTCCTATCAATATCTGTATGCTTATCTCGTAGATATGAATTACGAAGAGTATCTTACTTTTTGTAGGGAAAGTTTAAGTGCAAAGATTTCTCGAAAAAGTGGAGCGAAGTATGCGGCGGTTCACTTTCCTATTACAGAAGATTTTAAACGCTTTGTTGATTTACTAGACAAAAAGTTTTGGCTGGCAACAGGCAAATAAAATTTGAAAATAAATGAAAATTCTTATATAATATATATAGAAAGTAAAGAGAGGAATAAAAATTTTTTCTGAAAAATAACTTCTGAAATTTTGACAAAATAAAGAAATCTTGATATAATATATATAGAAAATGAGAGAGGGAAACTTCTTATTTCCTTTCTAGTTTCCCTCTCAATTATTGAACGTAATCGCGCCGTGGACAGGTAAGACCGCACGAGAGTTGCAAGCCTCTATAAAGCGAGAGCACGTTATCAATAATCACTGGTGGGTAGGTTGCGCAGAAACTACACCAAGAACCTCGCCTGACGAACCAGGTGGTTGAGAGAAGAAACCATACACCAATACCTGCGCTTGTCGACTGTTAAATAATTTCGCAATAACAATGGGAAGCAGGGAGCGATAGAAAGAGGGGAAGATAACAATACTATCATATCGGCTAACGTAAATTCGATGCAATCGTAAGATTTCCGACAAGGCGGTCCGAAAGAATGGTAGGGTAGAGATATGATAGTCCATTCCATTGACGCAGAGTACGACTAAAGGTAGGTCGGCTAGGCTCATAACCTAGATTGTGCAGGTTCGAATCCTGTCTCTGCTAGAGATACATAGTTGCATACCTCCACGTGGTGTATCTTGGGTAACGCTAAATTGTGACTATTGGTCTTTGTCCGACATTAAACTGACACGGGGAACTGACCAACGAGATAAAATCAGTACCGTTAACATGGATTTGGCAAGTAAACTACCACCGACTATGTAATTCGACCCTTTGGGAGTTGTAATAGGTATGTGGCTTAGTGGAAAACGGTATATAAGGAAGCAAAGTAACTTGCAGCTACAGGTCCAGGTCCATTGCACGACCTTAAAAACTTGCACGGAGTTTAGAACTGACTAACGAGATAAATTCAGTTAACAGAGGAAGGGGTTGCTTGACGGTGCCGCGTGTGAACACAGCCTCTATAAAGATAGCTTATCTACCTCAGATCCCGTCCAGAATGTCGCAGAGTAAACTGCGACCTCGCAGAAGGAGAATAATAATTAAATCAACTGTTGTAGCGGAGGAACCTCGTGTTTACACGTACAGTAATCCCGAGCTACGTTGTGTGGAGTAGTGGGTAGGCACAGTTACTTACTACTCTTTATTCCTCTGCCATGTGTAGTGTGAATTTCTGATAACGCTGTCAGTTGATGGCGTTTCTGAGGGGATGCGATGGGCGTTCGACTCGCCTTAAACCCAAAGTGGACTGCGCGAGGACAGGAGTTCGAATCTCCTCATCTCCAAATCTACGATTAAGTCACCTCCACGCGGTGTAGATTGGTTAATACTAAGAACTTAAAAAAATATATTTTTCTCTACCAAATGAATTTATACAACCTTAACAATTCAATTAAATAAGTATATATAACAAGAACTCAGTGAAGAGCGTTTAAGTAAGACGTGCTGAGAGACATCGTATAGTTAGTGATGTTACTGGGGATACCCAAATAACATTGGCTATTGTATGGCGGTGACGTCATACGAGGAGGGCAGGGCGCCCAATACTAAGATGTCGTGCGGTATTTAACGCAAACAAAGGTAGAATGCGGATCGGTAGAAGAATAGAGGTTTTTCCGATAACGAAAAACTGAATCCAATTAGACTTCAGGTTGGTCACCTGAGCCTATGATTGGAAATGCCAAGAAACTACTCTGTCGTGAACCAAAGAAATTTGGGTATAAGGTCTGCATGCAACTCTGAGTAGCCCAAGACAAAGCCAAAATTCAAGTTTTAAAATTCTAGAGGAGCTAGAATGCTAAAAAATTATAAGCGAACTACGGGTGAAAGGTGCGGGTAAGCAATCCCGTCTAGGTTTAGAATACTTTTGTATTCGGGGTATATTGTGTTGAGGTCGCTCCTCGGCGCTTGCGTATATCTCCCTAGTGACTGAATATGTTTGAAGTTAGGTGTGCGTAAGGTGAAAGCCTATTGTCTATGTATGCTTATTTAATTGAATTGTAGTATAGGAGGATTATATGAAATATTATAGCGAAAAGTTAAATAAGATTTTTGATACTGTAGAAGCACTTGAAGCTGCGGAAAAAGAGAAGAGTAAGAAAGAACAGATTTTAGAGAAATATGAGAAGCAGCTTGATGAACTTTTTGAAAGTATTACTAAGGATTGCGAGAAGTACATTGACGTTTATGATAGATATGTAAAAGAGAAAAAGAAAAATGCACCAGGTTCAACGGTTCCGTATGAACTTTGTCAGTTTGATGAATTGATTAATAATTTGTTTAAATAGGTTATTAGTTTAAGTAATTTGCATTATGATGTACCTCCTTTCATAGCCGCTATCGTTTTGGATAGCGGTTATTTTATTGGTATTTTTTAGAGGAATTGGAGTGGATTTTGACTTATAAGTAGATTATAATATAAAAATTATTTAACTACTTATTATTATTGGAGGGAAAGTATGGGCGAAAACTATATGGATAGTAGCTTTTATCCGCACCATGGACCAAGTAAATATTCATATACTTCAGCTTTTGGTCAAAACAATAGAGAAAAAACTGCGGCACAAGCAAAAGCGAATACTGCTTATTCTGGTGTAGCTACGCAAGCAGGAAATAAATTTAAAATTTTATTTAATTTGAAAATTTTAATTGACGGCGCGCGGAGTGCAGAAGCTGCTTTTTTAGCAAGTACTGGTATTGATTTATCTAATGGGGTGACTGCTAAAAAATTATTTGAAAATTTTAATTTAATACTTGGTTCTAAAGAGGTTTTTGAAAGAAATTTAGCTTTAATTTCACAAATGTCAAAAAATAAAACAACTGAAATTGAAGATCCTTCAAAAATTTTTTATTCTTATTTACAAAAATCGATTAAAAAAAATGGTTTAGCAGAAAATTTTAATATACGAAAATCTACAAAAGAACAGCTTGCAAATTTCATAGATAAAGTTATAGGAGAGGCTCTAGAAAAAACATATAATAATTATAAGGAATTTATAGATAAAAATGGTAATAGAAAAACTTTAATTGGAAACGCAAAGAGTAATGTCCAATATATTAATGCTTATACAGAGATAGTTGGCGCTATTAAGAAATTACAAGGTACTGGTATTTTTTATAAGTATTCTCACTTGTTTAATATAGGGAAACTATTAAAAGAAAGCAGTGATACTAATGGTAATATAGTTGCACAACCAAATATTACTAAGGAGTCTTTTGATAGAGGGGGAACTGTATTAGAGTTTATAGAAGCAACGGTTGGTGCAGAATTACAAAGGATACATTTGTCTAATAGTAATGCTGGAGGTACATTGCGTATTATAGCAGAGCAGACTGGTGGCGCAGAATATAATACACAAAAAGCTGATGTTACTTTTGGCTATGCAACAAGACAAGTGGATTTTAATCCTATGAAAAAGGCTTTTGCTAATAGAAGTGATGATGATAGTGTTCGTTTACAAAATGTGAAAGCTTTAGATAATTATTTAAATACACTTACTACGGCCATGAAAAGTATAGTTTTTGTGAGCGATAAAAACTATAAAATTAAAGCTGGGTGGAAAGGAGTCAAGGCTCAAGACGCTATGACATTAGCTAATGCACAAGCTATGTTAGGACATTTTGGTGTAGATGGTGTAGATGCTTTAATAGACTATCTAGCCAACTGTGGTCCAGATATGATTCAAGGCACAGCTAATGGGCAAGTTGAAACTGCTTTAGCTGCTCAAATAGGTTATTATTTATTTGACCATTTAGAAATTACAGGGAACATGACAGCAAACACTAATGTTGTAAATGTTATAAATGTTAGTGGATTGTATATACCACTATCTGTATATTTAGAAGGTGTATACAAAAGTCTTGAAATAAATTTAAATAATCCTTCTACAGATTTGGTAAAAGTAAGTATCAAATATGGAGGTACTAGTCCCACTATCCCATGGACCGCAGCGGCATGGGCAGATTTCAGAACTGGAAGAGAGAATCAAACGAAAATTAAATATTATATTTTAAGAGATATAAATTCTTTTATATCTAATATTATGGGATAATAAGTATAGTGCATTTTAACAAGTTATTATTTTTAGAAATTGAAAAAATCCTAAAATTCCTTTATAATATAAATATAAAGTAAGAATAATATCTAAAAAGGAGCAACTAATGGCAAGTAAACAATCCAAAAAGTACATCGAACAATTCAACAAAATAATCCTAACCCAACCTCTAGCTCACAACACCTACATACAACAAATCTATGATAAAAAAGATAACGGTTGGGAGGTTTCCTACGACTCCACTTCTGTATACCACATATGTCCATACGACGGCATATTTAGGAGTTGTAAAGAATGCGGTGGCCTCGACGATGATTTTGATGTTAATTTTTGCTTAAAGAAAATACAACTCATCAGCTCGGGCGCACTCGTCAATAGAATTACGGATTGTGTTAAAGCTAACTTAAAAGTAGAATATTTATATTAGGAGGTAACTATGAATAAACCTAACAAAGAATATGTCGAAGCTCGTTTGAAGAAACTTAAAACTAACCCCGAAGTAAATGCAAAGCTGATTAAGAAATGGGAAAGAAAATTAAGAAAATGCAATACAGAATAAATATCAAGGATTTTTTAACCTTGATATTTTATTATTCCTAAAGCAGAATAATTTACTTCATTAAAATAAAAACAACTTATATTTAGATAAATAAATATCACACAATAAGGAGT